ATGGAATATTAATGCATGGAATATTAAAGTATGGAATATTGATGCAGTGGATATTAATGCATTGAATATTGATGCATTGAATATTGATGCAGTGGATATTAAAGCAGAGAATATTGATGCAGTGGATGTTATCTGTGAAAAAAGAATTAAAAAAAATAAAAATAATAAAACATTTTGTAGATTGTTTATTAAAGATAGAAGTAAATTAGAAAGAAAGAATTGGGATTTATGATAAAATGGATAAAGCAACAAAAACAATAAATGTAAAAAAGATATTTAGAGAAATAAATAAGAAATATAAAATGGAAAAAACAGACCAAGAATTATGTGATGAAATAGAAGAACAAGAAAGTAGAGATAGTGACCACGAAGCTTAAAGTTCGCATAATCAAGGTTGTATGAACAATGGAATATATTGAAGGACGAGATGAAAACATTATAGTTAAAGGCTATAAAGATGATGAAGGAATTGTGCACATAGAAGAAATTGAACAACATTTTTGGATACTTCCTATAATAGTGGAGTTAGCACAAGAATCAAAATAATCAAGGTTGTAAGAACTATGGTAAAAGAAACAAGATGTCCAAAGTGCAAGAGCAAAAACTTAAGTGATGGTGAAACTGATTTTGTTGCAATAAATGGAGTAGAAGAACTTATACAATTTTGTTATGATTGTCATAAAGAGTGGTTTGTATAAAGTTCGCACAAGAATAATTAGGAGTAGTTTAAACAAATGGAAAGTATAATGTATTATATGGTTAAATGGATATGTTGGGTATGGAATATTTAAAATGGAATGTAAACCACATGAACATAAAATTGTAATAAATGAAGATGGATTGGCTATTTGTGAAAAGTGTGGTAGTTGTAGGGGTGCAATAATTAGGAGAACAAATGAAAAAGAATTTAATTTAAGTGAGAAGATAACCTTTGTAAGAAAAGATGAAGATTGGATATTATTACCTTTAGACGTGAAAGAGTTTATTAATTTGTTGAAAGAATATGTTTCAAGTGAGCCACACATTGACAATGAAAGCACAACTTATATTTTAGATGAAATAGATAAATTGGCTGGAGAGAAGTTTAAATGAGATTAAATCAAAAAAAAGTCCTTAGAGAATTAGTTGGAAAGATTTGTAAATGTGGTAATAAAAAAAATTATAGGGCTAAATTATGTAGAAAATGCTGGCTTAAATCTAATAAATCTCAATCAAAAGATTTTATTCAAAAAAGAATTGGACATTTAAAAGGAAAAAATCATCATAATTGGAAGGGGGGAAAACCAATCTCTAAATGCATAATCTGTGGAAAAGAATTTGAAGGATGGTATAATAATCAAAATAAATATTGTTCAAGAAAATGTTTTTCTATAGGGCAATCTAAAAATATTAAAGGAAAGAAAAATAGGTTTTGGAATGGTGGAGAGAAGAATTGGAAAAAGAAAGAAAATCTTTATTCAAGTTTAAAATGGAGAGAATTAAGACTTAAAATATTAAAAGAAGATAAAAAATGTTTAATTTGTGGAACAACAGAAAATCTTCATATTCATCATAAAAAAAGATATAAAGAAGGAGGGGAGAATATTAGAGAGAATTTAGTTACACTATGTTTATCTCATCATCAAAAGATTCACACTTTAGAAATATTTTATAAAAATAACCATTCCCCAAGAAAATTTAAAGACTTAATGAATGAAATTAAAAGAAAAGAACACAAAACAGAAAAAAGATAAAACTAAAAAATTAAAAAATTAAAAAATTAAAAGGTATTTTAGGAGATACCATACTCAAATTAACAAGTATACATGATAAATTAGAGGTTGAAAATGAATGAACTACCGAGAAAAAGCGTTTAAATATCGCCCACTATGGTGTGGTGTTTGTCATATTCCAAAATTTTTAACAGTGCATCATAAAGACGGAAATCCAAAAAATAATAAATTAAATAATTTACAAATATTATGCACAAAACACCATAAAATAATTCATAATTTTAATCCATCTAAAAGAAGAATAAATCAAAAGTATCAAAAGGGAACCCCTCATTATAAAAGAACAAAATGGAAGAAAAAGAAAAAATAACTTATGAAGAACCACAAAAATTAACCCCAAATAATGTAGTATATTATTCAAATACTTATAAACAATTAAGGGCTTTAAATGCCGAAGGCAAATGGAAAACTTATGCAATTATGTTAAAAGCAAAGAGATTTCTAAAAGAAGGTTGCATAGATTATTCAAAAGAGAAAAAGTGTTACCTATGCAAGCCTATACCCCACTATAATCAAACCACTTATGAGTTAAGACCTATTGAAAATCATCAATTTTCTTGCACATGCCAGTTTTATAATAGGGTAGTAATTAAACAAAAGATACCTGGACTTTGTTGTAGTCACGTTCTTGCTTTAAAACTCATGCTGAAAATATGGAACTATAACAAAAGAAAAGACAAGGAAAAATACCCTGAGAACTATCAATAATGAAAATAAAATTAAAAGCTGAATTTGATTTGAAAAATCCTTTTGAAAAGAAAAGGTTAAAAGATGCAATTAGAACTATGTTTCGTAGTTGGGGTCAAAGATATAATTTAAAGAACATTAAATTAGAATTTGATAAATAACACATAATTATTTATACCCTAATCTATTATATATATTGAATATCCATAAAGGAATTCCGATTTAATATGGTAAAAGGAAAAGTTGAAGAGTTGGGTGAGGAGGCCCAGAAGCGCGCAATCAAACTAAATGTTGAGGGACTTTCTCATTCAGCTGTCGCTGATAAGCTAAATGAAGAATTTAATTCTAATCTATCTACTGATAATGTGGCCACTTTTTTAAGAAGAAATAAAAACAAATCATTTCAAATAATGAAAGATACAAAAAACTTTGATCAAAAAATGGCTCAAACTTATTTTAATACACTTAATCAAATGAACACTTTAAATTCTGAATTATGGAAATTTTTCTATGAGATTAAAAAAGAACCTGAACTTAAAGATAAGATCATAAAATGCACTAAATGTGGTAGAAGGATGGTTTTCCAAATGCAAAGTTATGGATTGCTTTTAAAAACAGCAGAACAAATCCTAAAGTCAATAGATCATGTTGATAAAGTAATGGGTAGAATAAAAGATAAAAGTTTTACTGTGAATTATAATATTGTTGATATGTCTAAAAAGCTTCAAATTGCTATGCCTCAATTATTTCATAATGCTGAAAGGCAAGGAATAATAAGGATATTAAATAAAAAACGTTTGAAAGAGTTATAATGTCAGATGATAGTCTTGAAGAAAAACTTGAAAAAAACTTTGTTAAGAAAGCATTTTTTAATTTAGATAAAGTAGTTTGTCCTAACAAGGATTGCATAATAAGAGGAAGTTATTTTAAATGTTATGATTTAAAGTATGAGAAGTGTGCAATTTATAATACTAAATAGTTTTAGTTAATTCTCGCCCTTTACTTGAGATATGAATTAATCCTTTTCTTACTAAATCTTGCTCAATATCTAATTTTACATAATTTTCACTTCGTCGCAAGACAAGAGCAATATTCCTAACTCCTGCTTTTTCAACTTTCTTGAGATATTTAATATAATCTTCTTGTTCTTCAGATAAACCAGTTTTCCAATTAATCTTCATCATCCTGAACACTTTAACTAAATTTTCTTTATCTCTTTTTCCATACATATCCATGTATTTAATTAGCTTTTTTAAAATTCTAATATTAAGAGTGTAGTTTATCAAATAAGTGATACATTCATTATTTAAACCCATTTTTTTAAGGATTTTCTTAGTCATATCTTGAGTTGGTTCATCAAATTCAATACGCATTAATCTGTCTTGAAGTGGTTTAGGCAAACCCTCAGGTTCAGTTGTTGTGCATATAAAAATCGCGTTTAAAGGCTTTTTTGTTCCATCAATATACAATTCTCCATATTCAATTACAGGATAAATAATCTCTGCAACATTATCTCTCATTCCATGAATTTCATCAATACAAACAACACAATTATCTTTTAAATTATTTAAAATCTCTAAAACCTTTAATTTACTTTGGTTTCCTGCCATATAAACAAATGGACGTTGGGTTTCAACTGCAATCATCATAGCAGAGTAAGTTTTACCTGTTCCAGCATATCCACTAAATAAAAGATTAAGTATTTCACCTTTTTTTAATTTCTCTAAAACAAGTTTAATAAATTCTTCTTGTTTAGATGAGTAAACTACATCTTCAAACTTAGGTTTATTTAGGATTTCACCAATCTTTTCAATTTCTTCACCTTGTTCCACTATACACCAATTCTCTTTCCCAAAGTAATCTTTAATTAATGCTAATTTTCCTAACCCCATTTTAACCTCTTATATTACTTTACTACTATATTACTTTACTACTATATTACTTTACTACTATATTACTTTACTACTATATTACTTAAAAATAAAAATAAATAAAAATTTATTGATTGCAGTGTTTTTCTAACTCAATCTGATTATCTATGTATTGCTGTAAGATTTCAAAAAACTTTTTAGTGCCTTCTTTTTTGACATGAGTTAATAGTTCACTATGCAAACTTATTTCTTCTTCTTGTAGTTGTTTTAAATCATCTGCTTTAGTTTCTTCAAAACCTTCTTTTTGTGCAGTTTCACTTAAAACAATCTCATGTTCTATACATTCCTTTAATAAAAGCAAGTCTTTATAACTTAATTTGCTTACTAAATCAAACATTTCTTCTTCTTCCATTTTAATGTTTTAAAGATAACATAGTGGCTTCTGCATATTCAAATAACCTTTGTTGAGGCACTAAAGCACAGGCATAAGCAGGGTTAATATTACCATTTCTTTCTGCAATTTCCCAAGCTTCATCACTATCTTTAGCTTCAATTTCAGAGAACAAAATCTCATCATAGAGTTGTTGAATTAATACAAATTTCATTTTAATTACAATTAACAGCATTAAACAATTCTGTTCCTCTAACACATTCCTCACAACCACCACAAGAACATTTATCTTCTTTTATATGCTCTTCAAAGTTTTCAATATCATCAGCGTCAGGCATTTCTTTAATTTTAATAGTTACTTCTATACTTCTATCTTTATTAAAACCCCAATAACCTTCTTCACCATTCATATAACTTGTAATAAACTCAACACCATTATCTTTAAGTGCGTCTATTGTAGTGCTTAAATCAATTTCCATTTTAACCTCCTTTCAATTTGGTTTTAAATTTAATGGCATAAAAATAAAAAATAAAAAAATAAATAAAAGGCTTTATGCCGTGTCTTTTTCTTCTTCTGCTTCTGTTTCTGTGTTGTCTTTCACTTCTTCAGAAGGCACATCAGCAGTTTCACTTTCTTTTTTTTCTTCTTGTTCTTCGCTCATTTTTTAAAACCTCCTTGTAATAATAATCGTTTAAAGCCACTCTAACAGCTTTTTTTAATCTTTGAGGGTTCTGATAACCCTCTCTTTATGTGTAAATAAAAAATAAAAATAAATTATTGAAGTTTGTTTAATTCTTCATCATTATACAAATCTTGCTCTATTAGGCAATACAATAAACATCTATCATATTTTTTCCTATCTTCCAACCTATCAGGCAACATACCACTATCAAGAGTTTTAATGTCATTAACATTAAACCAATTAAGATAAATCTCCAAATCTGCAATACTAATAAAAGAGACAAAACCATCTACAACCCTATGAAGTGAAACATTAAATTTATCACTATTAGTATAATCACTCTCTTTAAAATCTCTCAACACTTCTTTTTTTATATCACAGATTAATTGTGTTCTGTCTTTGTATGTTTTATGACTTAATACCATTTTAACCTCCTTTCACTCTCTTTTTAAATAAGATTTGTTGTTTTCCAAACACACCTGAATTCATAAAAGGCAGAAAACAAACAAACTCCCAACCATCTTTAAATTGTGTGTTTAATTCTATTTCAATCTCATTTGTTGCGATTATTTTGTATTTCATTTTGAATATAAATGGGTATGACTTGACGAAGTCACACCCAAGCCAAATAATACAAGCATAAGATATGATTTCTTATACCTATTATTAAGCAGAAAGTAGTTTATAAACCTTTCTATTATGTATTCTATACATAATATACCATATATACCTAATAGTAGGCATATAGTAAAGTATAGTGCAAAGAACATATTAGAACGCATATGATAGAACTCACTAATTTCTCATGCTCTCCACACTACAACCACATAGCACATCATAGCCGACAGGCAATTAACATAACCATTAACAATCAGTTTCTTCCATTAACAATATCTTATCTTATATAAATAAGTATTAGATAAGTATTGCATAAGTATTGCATAAGTATATCTTTTCATTAGGTACATGTATATTACTCAGTAATACTATGACAGGTTTTATGTGTAAATAGTTCGCATAAGTAGTATAGTACGAACCTTTAGGTGGGGCTTGTAATCTTAAGTAATCCTAAATCCTTCTCTTAGTGACTCATAAATATACGCCCTATTTTAGGTAAAAAAAGTAATAATATACCCCGAGATATAACATAATAAAATTCCATATTCTACCATATATTTACGAAACATTTATAAAGATGTAATATTTACATAAATAATGGATTTAACAAAACAAATAGTAAAAATAAAAAGATTACAAGCAATAGGGTCAGTTAATCCTACAATGGCCATAATTATTCCTAAAAGATGGATAGATGAATTAGGATGGAATAGAGCAACAAATATAATTTTAGAATTTTTACCTCATAGAAAAATGATTATTCTCTCTGATGAAAAAGCTGGTAATATTAAGTCAAAGTGATATTGAATACGTGCAAGAGATTGCAAAGAGTGTAAGTAGTCCGCAGGCTAAGACAGGAAACTTTTCAAAAGGTTTGAGACAAATAATTAAAGATCATAAGGGAGGAAAAAATGGGACTTGATAAACTTGAAAGAAGAACTGATGCAGAAACAAGTGAAATATGCTTACCAAGATTGCCAGCACCACACGTTGGTCTTGATAAGGACAGAAGTTTGCCACACAACTATATTCTTGTGAACAGTCAAGATCTTGCTACTGGTTTTGTAGATATATACAAATGTAGTAGATGTGACAAGATTGATAAGAATTATAGGGGGCCAGATGAAAACTTTTACTTGCCTTCAAAAAATCACAAAGAGAAATAACCATCAAAATAAAAATGGAAAAAAAAGTTAAAGAATTATTTGAAGAAAATCCAACTGATGGAACATCTATTATGATGAAACAAATAATGGATTTTATTAAAGGGGAAAATAATAATTCTACTTTTTTTGCTTTTGTAGTAAATCCAAATGGAGCAAATTGGTTTGCTAAGAATATTGATTTAAAACATCCAGAAACAATTAAAGGATTAGATATACTTTGGGAGGGAATTAAAAAGAGCTTTACTGATGAGCCATTAATTTTTAAAGATGGAAGAAAATAAATATGCTCACATTCAAGCAGCAGTGAACTTTGCAGATTTAGTAAGGTCTACATTAGGGCCCAGGGGCATGAATAAAGCTGTAATAAATCAGGATACAGTCTTTACAAATGATGGTGCGACTATAATTGATAGATTACAAATAAATGATCCAATTGTAAATCTTTTTAAAGAATTGGCTAAGTCTCAAGATGAATTAATTGGTGATGGAACAAGCACAGCAGTAATTCTTGCAGGACAATTACTTGATAATGCTCTAACACTTTTAAACAGAGGAATTCATCCAACAACAGTAATTAATGGATATTCAATTAGTAAAGTAGAATGTATGAAAAAATTAAACGAATTAAAAGAAACAGGAGAAAAAGAAAAAATCATTGAAACTGCTTTTGGAAGTAAAATTACTCCAGATATAATGTCTATTTTAAAGAAACTAATTAATGAAGTAAAAGATTTTGAAAAATTAAGAATTCATAAAATGGCTGGAGATCCTAAAGACTCAAAACTATTTTCTGGTTATATTTTTGATGGATTTACCATAAACGAAAGAATGAAAGATGAAGTTTCTGGAAAAATTGCAGTATTAGATTATAGGACAAACATTGAAGCAAGTGATATGAAGATCTCTCAAGTTGATGAACTTAAAAAAATAAATGAATATGAACGAGCTTACAAAAAAGAAATTATAGATAAATTAGTCGAAAATAAAATTGATTGTCTTTTTTATACAGATACAAACCCAGAATTTGAAACTTACTTAACTGAGAAAGGTATCACTGGAATAGTGGTCTTTCAAAGAGATGCTTTAGATGGTATATGTGAAGCTTTGAAAATTCAGGCCACTTCTGACATAAAAAATATCTTTTCAACAGAAGGACACATTAAATTCAAAAAACCAAGAAGCATTTATATTGATGGAGATTCTGAAACACTTATTTTAAAAGGGCCAACTAAACAAACAACCGATGAAATAGAAAGAGCAGTTCATGATGTAATTTCTTTACTTAAACATGAAATAGATCAAGTTGTCGGTGCCGGCGCAGTTGAAATTGAGTTAGCAAAAAGATTAAGAGAATTAGCAGAAACTATTGGAGGAAAAGAACAGCTCGCTATTGAAAAATTTGCAGAAGCATTAGAATCTATACCCTTAATCATAGCAGAAAATTGTGGATTAGATGCTATCCAAATTTTAACAGTCTTAAAAACCATGCATAAAGATAATCCAAATATTGGAGTAGATATGATGAAAGGAGTATCTGATGCAAAAGATAGAGGGTTAGTAGAACCTGTCTTAGTAAAAATTCATGCAATAAACTCTGCAACTAATGTAGCAAATTTAATATTAAAAACAGATAAATTACTTATTGGAGAAGCTAAAAAAGAATGAAGATAAAGAAAGTTAAACAAGTAATAGAAGCAAGGTCTCAAGGATCAAATGAGGCAATTTTATTATTAGAATTTTTAGAATTATTGAAAGCATTAAAAATTCCCTTAGCATTAGTCACAGAGTATAATAAAAGAGGAATTTATGTTGGATTAGATTATAATTATAAACAACTTAAAGAAAAATTAAAAAAATTTAGAGGTAAAAAATTATTAGGATGAAAGATACAAAATTCAAAAAAGGACATAAACCCTGGAACAAAGGAATTCCTTGCTCAGATAAAACAAAGGAAAAAATAAAGGCAAAAAATAAAGGAAAAAATATGTCTCCAAAAACAGAATTTAAGAAAGGACAAATACCTTGGAATAAAGGGAAAAGATATTCACAGATTGAAGGAAAGAAACATTGGAATTGGAAGGGGGGGATTACAAGATATAGGCAAATAATTATACGAGAAGGTATAGAAATGTCTTGTCAAAAGTGTGGTTCTAAAAGAAAAATTCAAATTCATCATAAAGATAAAAATAGAAGTAATAATAATATAAGTAATTTACAAGTTCTTTGTTCAGTTTGTCACGCAAATCTACATAAGAATTGGGAGGGAAGATGGGGGAAAAAATAGTTTGTTTAATCACAGGAATTTCAGGATTTGTAGGAAGTCATTTGGCTGAGTATTGTTTATCTAAGGAAGCCGAGGTTCATGGCACAATTAGATGGAGAAGTGATGTTAATAATTTAAAAGAAATTAATCATTTACAATTGCATGAATGTGATTTAACAGATGCTTATTCTATTAGAGACATAATTAAAGAAGTTAAACCAGATTTAATTTTTCATTTAGCTGCGCAATCTTATGTTAAAGCGAGTTGGACAAATCCTGCCCAAACATTAACTAATAATATAATTGGAGAATTAAATTTACTTGAAGCAGTAAGAAATACAGATTATAGCCCAAGAATAATGATTGCTGGTTCTTCTGAAGAATATGGTCATACTGAGACTTCACTAAACGAAGATTCCCCCTTGAAACCACTCTCTCCCTATGGAGTGTCTAAAGTCACTCAGGATCTTCTTGCTCAACAATATGAGAGATCATATGGATTGGATATTGTGGTAACACGAGCATTCAATCACACTGGCCCAAGAAGAGGGGATGTTTTTGTTTGTTCTTCTTTTGCGAAGCAGATTGCAGAAATAGAAAAAGGAAAACTTCCAGTAATTTATGTAGGAAACTTAGACGCAGAAAGAGATTTTACAGATGTTCGAGATGTTGTTAGAGCTTATTGGTTAGCTTTAGAAAAAGGTGAAAAAGGAGAAGTATATAACATCTGTTCTGAGAAAACTTACCCAATAAAGAATATACTGAAAAAGATGCTTTTAATGAGTAAAGTTAAAATTGAAGTAAGGAAAGATCCTAAAAGAATGCGTCCAAGCGATTTAAAAGTTTTAGTTGGAGATTGTTCAAAATTTAAGGAAAAAACAGGATGGAAACCTTCTATAAAAATAGAACAAACTCTTGAAGATTTATTAAATTATTGGAGAGAAAAATGAAATTTTCAGATGCAGTTGCAAAAAGATTAAAACAAGAAGTAGATGTTGTATTTGGGATTACAGGTGGAGCAGTTGTTAATTTACTTGATTCAATTCATAAGTTTGGACCTAAATTAGTAAATATGCACCATGAACAAGCATGCGCTTTTGCGGCAGATGCTTATGCAAGATTAAAAGGATTTGGAGTGTGTATTGGAACTTCTGGTCCTGGAGCAACAAATTTAATCACTGGAACTTGTTGTTCTTGGTTTGACTCTATTCCTGTTTTGACTATTGCTGGACAAGTGCCAACATCTCATTTAAAACAAACAGATGTTAGACAAAATGGTTTTCAAGAAACAGACACAGTCACATTATTTAGAAGCATAACTAAGCGTGCAAAATATTTGCAATGTATGGAAGATTTGAATAATTTAATTAAAATAGCGAAAGTGTATAGACCTGGACCCACTTTCTTGGAGTTTTGTGATGACACCCAAAGAACTACAATTAACTGAATTAATAAAAGAAGCAAAGAAACCAATCCTAATAATTGGAAATGGTTGTAGAAATAAGAAGATAGTTGAACAACTTGATATGCCTACATTTCTTACTTGGGGCGCGATGGATGTTTTACCTGATGACCATAAATTAAATTTAAGAGATTTTGGTATTACTTCTAATCGAGCAGCTAATTTTATTCTAAAAGAAGCAGATTTAATTATTGCATTAGGCACCCGACTTGATACTCATGAAGTAATGGGAAAATGGAGAACAGGCAAATTAGTGAGTGTAGATATTGATGAAGCAGAAATCCATTCAGATGCAGATTTGAAAATTTGTATGGATGCTAATAAATTAGTAAATACTATTTTTCCACCAGTTTGGAAAGATTGGCTCAAAAAATGTAAAGAAGTGCTTTCTTGGTATAAAAATGATACTTTTCCTTATCTCTTCCTGGAAGAATTATCTGAGAAAGCAAAAAATGACGCAGTAATAATTACTGATGCTGGACAAACTTTAACATGGACTATGCAATCTTGGAAAGTAAAAGAAGGACAAAGACTTTTTTCAGCATTTAATCACTCTCCTATGGGATATGCTTTACCGGCAAGTATTGGAGCTTGTTTTGCAAAGCCAAATTCTCAGATAATAGCAATTACTGGTGATGGAGGATTTCAAATGAATTTACAAGAATTACAAACAATTAAAGGATATGGATTGCCTATTAAAATTTTTGTATTTGATAATAATGGTTATGGAATGATTAAACAAACTATCGCAGATTGGCCTAAGTTTTTGGAAAAAGGCGTAGCTTGTGAACCTTATATGGAAAATTTAGAGAAAGTTGCAACTTGTTTTGGATTTGGTTATATTGAAATAGAACAGGGAATGAATTATCACCAAGCTTTAGATATGATGTTAAAATCTAAATCTCCTTATATTGCCCGGGTTCGAATCACAGACCCTACGAAAATTCAACCTAAACTAAAATTTGGAGATGAGATGACTGACTTAACACCAAAACTAACTCAAGATGAAAAAGATAAAATTATCCAAGCGCTCAAATAGATTAATTGGGCAAGGAATGTTTCAAATAAAAGCAAAAGCTAAAGACCCAGGACTTTTACATTTTGAAATTGGAGATTCTTGTTTTAATGCACCTAAAAAAGTAAAGCAGGCTTGTATCAAAGCAATTAAGCAAAATCATACTCATTATACAGACCCTTTAGGATTACCAGAATTAAGAAAAGATATTGCTTTGAAACATCAAACTCAACCAGAGAATGTTGCAGTTGTTCCAGCTAATTTTGGAATTTTTGCTATTTTATCAGTTCTTTGCAATAAGGGAGATAGGATAAATTATCCTATTCCAGGATTTCCAACATATAAGGCAGTTTCAAATTATTTAGGATTAAAGTATTCTAAAAGTGCAAAAGTTAAAATAATTAATTTCCCAAATAATCCTACTGGAAAAACTTTTTGTGATGAAGAAGGAGAGATTTTAATAATTGATAAAGCTTATGAAAATCTTAATTATAATTCTTCTTCAAGAAGTTTTACGTATGGCACTAAAATAGAAATACATTCTTTTTCAAAAACTCATGCAATGAGTGGATTTAGATTAGGATACATTATTGCACCAAAAGAAATAATTGAAAAGATTGGATTACTTATTGAAACAACTTATTCTTGTCTTCCTGAGTTTATACAATATGCAGGAATTGAAGCTTTGAAGATTGATGAATATAAAATCAAAGAGCTTAGAGAAAAAAGAGACTTAATGTATGATATTTTAAAAGAACATTATGAAGTGGAAAAACCAGAGGGGGGAATTTATATTTGGTGTAGATTAAAGAAATCAACTGTTTCTGGAAATGAAGAATTTGAAAGACTTTTGAAAAAAGGGATAGTTGTTTGTCCTGGAGAAGTCTTTGGAGATAAAAATTATGTTCGTTTTTGCTTTGCGAAGCCAATAGAAGATATTGAAAAATTAGGAGAATTACTATGAGGGTTACAATCGTTTATACAGAATCAAATGCACAAATGAAAAGATGTTTAGATAGTTTGAAAAAGTTTTCTCCAGAATTATCAGTTGATTTGTTGAAGGTTGAAAACCCAAGTGATAAAACAGACCCTTTTATTGAATACAATAAATACTTTAAAACTATGAAAGATGATATTATAATTTGGCATCCAGATATGATTGCTACTGAAAATTGGTATCAAAATTTAAAAAAATATTGGAATAATTTTGATGTTATTGGATTGAAATTAATTTATCCAAATAAATTAGTTCATCATTTTGGTGGTGCAATAAGAGTGAATGGGGTTGGATTTCACCCACATCAATACGCTTTGAATATTGGATTAACAAAACCACAAGAGTGCGCATTTGTAACAGGACCAGGAACAATTATAAAGAAGAATGTATTGGATAAAATAGGTGGATATGATCTGCAATTCATTAAAGGATTTTATGGAGATGCTGATTGGTGTCTTAGAGCAAGAAAAGCCGGCTTCAAAGTTGGTGTAGTGCCGGTTGAAATAATCCATGAAGAACGACAAGGTGAAAGAACTCAAAGACAATCTCAAGAATATCAAATAAAACATCATAAAATATTTGTATCTAAACATATGGAATATCTATCAAAATGCAAATAAGCGAACAATTTAATTATGTTGAACTCTTCTTGACATTTAGATGTAATTTTGATTGTGATTATTGTATTAATGGAAATATAGAGAGAAAAGTAAAAGAGTTAAACTCAGACCAGTGGGCAAAGGCAATTAATTCTTATGATTGGAAAATGCCAGTAACTTTAGGCGGAGGAGAGCCAACACTTCACGAAGAATTTTATGAATTACTTGATAAAATAAAACCTGAAGTTAATATAGAATTATTAACAAATTTAACTTTTGATCCAATAGAATTTATTAAAAAAGTTAAACCTTCAAGATTTACAAAAAAAGAGAATGCTTATAAATCAATTAGGGCAAGCTATCATCCTGCAAAACATAATCCTATTACATTAGTTAATAATGCAAAAGTCTTACAAGACAATGGTTTTAAGGTAGGATTATTTGGATTAAATCATCCAGACAACATGAAAGCAAATATGGAGATGGCAGAATTATCAAGAATAAATGGTATCTATTTTTTCATAAAAGATTATCTTGGAGAAAAAGAAGGCCACAAATTTGGGTTCTTGAAGTATCCATATGCAGTAGATGGTAAATCAAAAATAGCGCTATGCAGAACCAAGAATATCCAAATTGGGCCTGATGGAAATATCTACAAATGTCATAGGGATTTGTATAAAGGAAGACATACGCTTGGAAATATTATAGATACTCCACAAATTAAACAGAGATTTAGAAAATGTATAACTTATGGACAATGTAATCCTTGTGATGTTAAATTAAGAACTAATAGATTTTTAGACACAGGAGATTGTAATGTAGAGATTGTTCCTCAAACAAGTAAAGAAATAAAAAATAAGATGAAAATTTTAGGAAGAAAACCATGAAATTACTAACAATTTGTTCAACAAGAATTAGACCAGAATTAGCAAGAAAGATGGTTGATTCATTTAATAAAACAAAAAGTGAAGGAACAGAAATAATCTTTTATGTTTGGGATGAAGATCCAAAAGTAGAAAAATATAAGGAATTATTAAAAGATGAAAATGTTATTTATGGAAAGAAAAGATTTATGGGAGAGGTTTTGAATTATGTTACAAGCCTTTATCCAGACGTTCCATATTTCCAAAATATTAATGATGATCATGAATATTTAATTGAAGGTTGGGATAAATTAATGTTAGAACCACTTGAAAAAAATAAGGGTTGGGGGATTTCTTATTGTCGTGGTGTAGATGCAAAGCATAATCCAAATGCAGAAGTTATGTCTGGAAAGATTGTGAGGGCACTTGGATATTATCTTTATCCAAAATTTAGGCAATTTGGATGTGAACCTTTTATTACAGAACTTGGAGAACATTTTAATTTCTTTTTTTATATTGAAGGAAATGTAATTGCTCACAATTGCGTAAATATTGGAAAAATGGAACCTGACGCAAATTATCACTTTATTTATGGAGAAGATACACCTCATGGATTGAATGTAATGAATGAATGGAAACATACTAAAAAAGAAGAAGATTTGAATAAAATTAAAGGGGCTATGATTAAAGATGGATTTACGTTTTAAAAGTGTGCTTAAAAGTTTAATTTGGAGAATGTGTGGAATTATAATCTTAGCAGCAGTAACTTACTTTTACACACGATCGTGGATTACTACCAGCTTAGTAACAGTAATTCACCATGTAATTTTTCTTTTTGTGTTTTATTTTCATGAGAGGATTTGGTTTAAATTTAAGAACCCAATAGGAATAAAAAGAAAATTAGCAAAGATGTTTACGTATGAAACTCTTTGTGGAAACATAATTTTGGGAATAATAACTTATTTAATAACAGGAAGTTGGAAAGTTATGACTGCAATCACCTTAACTTATATTGGAATTAAACATATCGCTTATGTGATTAATGAATTTATATGGAAAACACAGTAGTCTATGCTTATGTAGTTGCAGATTTATTGCACACAGGACATATTTTATATTTAGAAAATGCAAAAGCATTAGGAGATAAATTAATAGTTGGTGTCCTTACAGATGAAGCAACTATGGAGAAAAAACTAAAACCAATTCTTTCTTTTAGTGAAAGAATGAGATTAATTAAAGCACTTAAATGTGTTGATTGTGTTGTTGCCCAGACAGAATATTCACCAGAAAGAAATATTAAAACAATAAATCCAGATATTATTGTTGAAAGCGAAAGTCACGAGGTAAATACTGATAAAAGAATAATTATTTTCCCTTATTATCCAGAACAAAGTTCAACTAAAATTAAAGAGAAACTTAAAAAATGAAAGATACATTAATTAAATTTGTAGAAATTTGTGATAAATTAGAAATACAATATTTTTTACACTTAGGAACTTGTTTAGGTTTATATAGAGATGGGAACTTTTTTCCTAATGATGATTTAGACGTTGGAGTAATTTGTAATAAAGAAAAATTAAAGGAATTATTTAAAACAATTAAAGAAGCAAAATTTAGGGAAGGAGATGTTTTCATAAATCCTGGATGTGAATTAAATTATCATTGGTGGAGTGAAGATAATGTTCTTTTAGATATACATTTTCAATTTTTAAAAGAAGAAGAGAAATTCTTAGAATCTTTTGGGACGGTAAGAGTTTGGGATAGAGAATTTTTCATTCCTTATCCTGTTTGGGATTATCTTGAATTAGAATATAATAAATTGATTGGAGAAAGGGGAGGAGATTGGAGAAAAAAATCTCAAGAAAAAAGCAGACCTCTTGCGAAAGCAAATGAAATGTCTCCTAAAAAATCACTAAAAATGGACATAGAAGAATATTATAATCATAAAGGAATAAGATATGAATGGGATAATGTAAAAAATCTTTATACTGATGAAACAGGAAAAATGCTATTAAAACCAAAAGGAGAAGTTACTAAATGAAAAAAATAGATTCAGATTATAGAATGGATGATACCAAATTACTTTGGCACATGGATAGAGTTAAAAAGATTTTTAAAGGAGAAAAGATAGCGCCAATTATGATAGATATGGGGATAACTAAAGCTTGTAATATTAGATGTGTTTATTGTTATAGATTAAATCAAGAACCAAGTGAGGAATATATTGAACGAGATGCTTTACTTGATTTGGTTAGCACAGCAAAAGACATTGGATTAAAAGCTATTGGGTTTGTTGGAGATGGGGAACCGACTGTTAATCCTCATATGCATGAAGCATTAGAAAAAGCAACTTGTGATATGGCAATTTCTACAAATGGGATTTTGCTTGATACTGATGAAAAGAGGATAAATGTTTTAAAGAACTGCACATGGATGAGATTTAATCTTTCTGCAGGAACAAAAGAAGGTTATAAAAAAATTCACAGTGTAGATAAATTTGAAGTAGTTTGTGAGAATATAAAAGAAATGGTTAGACTAAAAAAGTTTCATGGATATAAATGTGAGATAGGATTACAAAGTGTTTATGTTCCAGGCCTTATGGATAAAGAAATGATTGAAGAAGCCAAATTAGCAGTTAAATTAGGTGTAGATTATTTTGTAATAAAACAATGTTCTCTACCTGATGAAAATAAAAGAGTTGGAGATATTGGATTTAATGTTGATGAGTATGATTCTGAAAAAGTAAAAGAAGTTTTAGAAACTTGTGAAAATTTTTCTACTGAAAATACAAAAATAATACCTAAATGGAATTTAATGCAACAGAAAGGAAAAAGGCCTTATGATGGCTGCCCTGGAATTCCATTACTTTTACAAATCTCTGGAAATGGTGATGTTTATCCTTGTGGCCAGATGTTTCAAAAAGAAAAATATAAAGATTATTTTATTGGGAATATCCATGATACACCTTTTAGGGAGATGATTAAAACAGATCGTTATTGGGAAGTAATGGAAAAGATGAAAACTTTTGATGTTCATAAAGATTGCACAGGCGCATGCAGGCAAGATAAAATTAATGAATTTTGTTATAATTATCTAAATAAACCTCGCGGGATTAACTTTATTTAAAATGAGAAGAAATAGTTTTTTACAAAAGGGAATGCATATAGGGAAAGAGACTGAATTCAAGAAAGGACATAAACCTTGGACAACCGGAAAAACAAAGAAAGATTACCCCCAATTAACTAATAAAAGCAGATTAGGACAACATAATTCTAAAGAATCTGAAGAAAAAAGAATTAAGAGTTTGAAAAACACAGTAAAGAAAAGAGGTTATAGAACTGAAGAAAATAGTAGGGCAAGATTATCTGTTGAAATCAAATTATGGAGATTAGCAGTTTTTGAAAGAGATAAATTTACTTGTCAAAAATGTGGAAAAAAAGGAGTTTATATTGAAGCGCACCATATTAAGAATTGGGCAAAATTTCCTAAATTAAGATTTAAAATTTCTAATGGAAAAACCTTATGTAAAAGTTGTCATAAAAAGACAGATAATTATAAAGGGAGAGGAAGATGATAAACAAAAAAAAGCAAGGCAAAAGAAATAAACAAGCTGGAGCTCGTTTTGAATTAAAAGTCAGAAAAGATTTAGAAAGTAAAGGCTGGATTGTTTCTAAGTGGATGAATAATGTTGAATGGCAAGAACATCGAATGATTGGATATACTCAAACAATAACTTTTGAAATGAATAAAAAACCTTCTAAGAAATATGAAGTTCCAAAAGGAGTGATAATGACAGAAGAGGGCCCAAAGGCAGGAAAATTAATCCCAGCAAAACATAAATTTAGAGGAATAGGAATACCTATGGCAATTGGAACAGGATTTCCAGATTTTATTGCTTTTGTAAATTATTCAAATGTGGAAGAAAATGAGTTGACTTATCCAATGGTTTTGAGAGCAAAAGCAACTGTGGATGAAAAAGAAGTTATTAGTTTTTCAGAAAAAAATGTTGAGATTATAGGAGTTGAAGTAAAATCTAATGGATACCTCGATAAAAAAGAAAAAGAAAAATGCAAATGGTTATTAGATAATAATATATTTAGTAAGATATTAATAGCTAAGAAAGGGAAAAGGAGAGGAGAAATAATTTATGAAGAATGGAAGGCTATATAAAATTTTATAATCCTATGAAGGGATTTGGATTTATTAAAGGTGAAGAGAAAGATTATTTTTTTCACATGACTGATGTAGATAAAGAAGATCTGAATTCAATCGATAAAGAAGTAAAAGTAGAGTTTGAAACAGAAGCACATCCTAAAGGAGAAAAAGCAGTAAATATAAAAATAATAAGATGAAAATAATATTTAATGGAGATTGTTTTAGCCCAACAGGAATCTCAACAGCAAATAGAGAAATAGTAAAAGCCTTAGTTAAAGCTGGTGCAGAAGTTCAATGCACTGATGTTTGGCAAGATAAATATGATTGTAATAAAGGATTAGAATATTTAAATAAACCAATAAATGCAAATTCTCCTGGAATTAAAACTATATTTGCTTCTTATCCTAATGTCTGGCATGGAGGACATGGTGAATTAATCGCACACCCAATCCATGAAGGCACAAGAATATTCCCAAATTGGATACCAGCAATCAATCAATGTAAGAAAGCTTTTGTTTGTTCAGAAGCAAATAGAAATTTATACAAATGGAATGATATTGTAATTCCTATTAAAGTAATTAATTATGGAACAAATCCAGAAATTTATAAACCATTAGAATTAAATAAAATGAGTCTGGGGAAACTTGCAGATGAAGCAGGGCTCTTTGGTAAGGATAAAAAATTTACATTTCTTTCAGTTAATTCCTGGAGTGGTGAAGCCGGAGACAGAAAAGGAACAGATTTACTTCTGAAAGCTTTTGATGAAGAATTTAAGCCAGGCGAAGCAAAATTAATTATGAAGATAGGAACTTTTTGGCAAGATAAAAGAGATTACAAACAATTAGCAGAAAAACTATTGGGCCATAAAAATCCAGATATTATATTTGATACTGAATATAAAAGTGAAGAGGACTTAGTAAAATTTTATCAAGAAGCAGATTGTTTTGTGGCGCCTACAAAGGGAGAAGGTTTTGGTATGACTTTAATAAATGCTTTAGCTTGTGGATTACCTTTGATTGTTACTAAAGATGTAAATTCAGGCCACATGGATTTTTGTAAGGGCAGAGAGAGTGTTTTGTGGATTGATGCACCGGAAGTAGAACAGGGAGATCCACGATTTTATTGGGCAGGAAATATGTTAGCAAAACCAGATTTCAATTCAATTAAAAAACAAATGAGATATGCTTTTGAACATCCTGAATTGAAAGAGAAAGCGCTAATAGATTCAGAATTTATTAGAAAGAATTTTACTTGGGATATTACAGCTAAAAAAATATTGGAGTATCTAAATGAACCCTGAACAATTAAAAGAAATGAATAGCATCCAATGGTGGCACACTATGCCTTTAGATGGAGTTATGACTCCTGGAAGAGATTTTACTCAAGATAAATTAATTGCTATCAAAATGCCTAAAGATTTATCTGGGAAAAAAGTTATTGATGTAGGTGCTTGGGATGGTTTCTTTTCTTTTGAAGCTGAAAGAAGAAATGCCAAATCTGTTTTAGCAGTAGACACAGTAATGTGGAAAGAACACCCAACCTTTAATGTGCAAAAAAATAGAAAGGTAATGCATACAGGAAAAAAAGGATTTAATTTTGCTCATAAAATTCTTAAATCTAAAGTAAATTCTGAGGAAATAGAAGTAATGGATTTAAGAACAACAAATTCTATTTATGGAAAATTTGATTTAGTTTTATGTTTAGGAATACTTTATCATATGGAAGACCCTTTAGGAATGTGCAAGGTAATGTATGATATTTGTAAAAAAGGTGGATTGTTAATCCTTGAAACCCACATAGATATGAATAAGATAGATTATCCTGTTATGGCTTTTTATCCAGGAAAGGAATGTAATAATGATGCTGGAACTTGGTGGGGGCCTAACGCTCGATGTGTAGAAGCTATGCTAAAAGTTGCAGGATTTAGTGAGGTTCAAAGAGTTTTTGAAAATAAAAATAGGGTGGTGTTCCATGCAAGAAAATGAAATGTAAAAAATGTGGGGTTTTTTTAGGAAAGAATCATGATTGTAAAAAAGTTAAGCATGGAGGGAATTTTTGAAAATGCCAGAAGATAAAATCCGTATTCTTTCGTTTGGAGATAATCCAAAAATGAGCACAGGGTATGGTTGTGTCTGGGATAACCTTTTAACCAGATGGGCTAAACTTAAACCTAACTGGGAGTTTATGCACGTTGGTTGGCAGAATACTGACAGGCCACACAAAAGAGCAGAAGGATATACAATGCTTCCACGATCAAAAAATGGTTGGGGATTTGATATAGTTGCAAATTATTTAATGAAGCACAAACCAGACATTTTGATTACCTTAGCAGATATAGGAAAACAATCAGGATTTATTCCAGGAGTTAATAATGCAAGAAAATCTGGTTGGAAAGGAAAATGGATTATGTATTCTCCTATTGATTGTCATCAGTGGGCATTGCATTGGGATGAAATACTAATGGCTTCTGATGTGAATGTGGCTATGTCTAATTTTGGTGGAGAACTATTTAAAAGTAGAAATGTTCCAAATGTAAAAATAATTCCTCATGGTGTTGATATAAATAAATATAAACCTCTTGAAGATAGAGAACAATTAAGAACCAGATTTGGAATTAATAATAAATTTGTTTTAGGGTTTGTTGGCAGAAATCAAGTAAGAAAGATGATAGCTTATATGATGAGAGGTTTTGCTAATTTTGCTAAAGGAAAAGATGATGTAGTTCTTTTATTACATACAGATAATATGCCCCCCGGTGGTGAAGGCAGGGGTTGGGCAATAGATGGCCTTGTTTATAAATATGAAAAAGAAACTGGACAGTGTTTATTTGAAAGCGAAAAAGTAAGGCTTACTGAAACTAACATGGATGTTTTAACAAGACAAGGAATTCAACCAGAAAATCTAAATGACATTTATAATTTGATGAATATGCTTGTTTATGCTACAGGGGGAGAAGGTTTTGGACTTCCAGCAATTGAATGTCAAAGTGCAGGGGTTCCTATTTTAATGTCTGACAACTCAACAGGGCCAGAATTAGCAGGGAAATCTGGAGAGTTAATAGATATGCTTAGAGATAAATATGGAAGGATTGTTGGGATAATAGGAACTAATGGTGTAGAAAATCTGGTGCCTGATGATAGACACATAACTTTGCTCTTAGAAAAATATTATGCTGATTGGAAGGGAGATAAAGAAACATTAAAAGAGATGTCAAAGAAAAGTAGAGAATTTGCATTAACTTATGATTGGGACATTATCGCTAAACAATGGCTTAAATTATTTGAAGAAAATGTATAATGAAATCTATAGAAGAATGTTTAAAGGGAACGAACTATAAGGTTGAACAATTTTTAGCTGAATGTTATTTAGATTATCTCTTTTTTGCAAAGCATGTTTTAGGATTTGATATTGCTGATTATCATAGGGAATGGTATGAGTTAGCTGAAAAATATTCAAGACTTTGTATTGAAGCTTTTAGGGGAAGTGGAAAAACCTATTTTTTTTCAGGATACTTTCTTTGGAAAGCGATCTTTCAAGGGCCAAGAGAAACATTAATAGTTTCATTTAGAGAAGGGCAAGCAAAGAAAGTTTTAAAGATAGTTAGAAATATGATTTTAGATAATGAATTTCTTAAACAATTTGCACCTGACTCAAGAGAACAAATTTGGAGAGCAACAGAATTAGAATTAAATAATGGAAGTTTATTTTTATGTAAACCTTATAATGAAGGGATTAGAACCTGGCATCCAGATGATATTTTATTAGATGAGATTGGGGAGTATGAAGATAAGTCTATTTATTGGACAGCAGTTTTAGGTGCAATCCATGTTAAGATGGGAAGGGTTATTGCTATAGGAACTCCAAAGAGTGGAAGTGATTTACTTGCAGAATTAAAAGAGAATGAGGAATATTTTTATAATGAGTATCCAGTAGAGAAAGATGGAAAACCTTTATGGCCTCAGAAATATTCTATGTTAAACTATGATACAGATACCCTGTCAAGTATTCCTAAGATAAAAAGAGATTTAGGAGAATTACCATTTATGCAGGAGTATATGTTAATCCCATTAAGCTCTGCAAATTCTTTATTCCCAATTGAATTAACCCATCAGGCATTAGCAAATAAAGAAGGCTTTTTACCTTTTGGCAGAAAAGATGAAAGATATTATATTGGATATGATATTGCGAGAACTCCTAAAGGAGATTATACGGTGATGACAGTTATTGGAGTAAATGCTAATGGAAAAAGATTAGTCAAAGGATTAAGATTTAGAGATACATTTGAAGAACAATTAAAAAAGTTTAGAAGATTGTATAACGATTTTAAACCAGTAAAATGTTTAGTAGATGGGACAGGAATAGGAGATCAACAATCAAGAGATATAGAATTGGAATTTGCAGGAATAGAAATTGTAAAATTTACTTATGAGATAAAATTAAATATGCTTACAGATTTAAGAAGGGAATTTGAGAACTTAAATCTCTCGCTTCCTAATGCTCATGATGTAGCCTATGCTTTTACTCAACAATTAATAAAAGAACTTAGTGAGATCGCTTTGAAAACAGATTTAAGGGTTGGGCAAACAACAAGACAGAAATTTCATTCAGGGAAATATGATGATTGTGCAATTTCACTTGCGCTTGCGAATAGAGCTTCCCAAGATTTGTATGGTAAGGTTAGTATTCGAGGAATATAGAAATATTTATAAGGATATATCCTAATAAATTTATGAATTATTATCTTTGTAAGTCTTGCCACGTAGACACCCATCTAAAATTTTAATTGTTAAATTTCCTTGAGAGGCGTCTAAAGAACCATCTCTCCATCTTATTAAAATAGTTTTATAGAATTTTTCAATTAGTTTGCTTTTGATTATCTTTTTTTCTTTACAGAATACTTTAAAATCATCTTTTATTCTTTTATCGATTTTTAAAGTTTCTGCAATATCATTAGGATAATTGTATTTTCCTATTTTCATGGTGAGATTTTAATAAAATTACGTAATTTTTCTGTTTTAAATTGTTCAGAATCAATTCCTTGTTTTTTCATTTGTGTTTTATATTTCCAAATTCCATCAGAGAAGTATAAAACAAACTCTTCAGGGGTTTCAATATATAAAACTTTTCCTTTATCAAAATTATTTAATCCAACATGATGTTCTACAACAGAAACAAAATTTCCAAAAGAAATATCAATAGAATCCATAAAAGATTTGTGAATAGATTTTAATTTATTGTCAATTTTATCTTTTGGCCTTTGATCAATTCCTTGTTCTCTTTTTTTATCTTTAGCTTCATTAATTCCTTTATCACTTCCAATTGGTTTTGCCATAGTTCCTTTTGGGATTTTTGGGTCCATACCAATTCTCTCTCTTGCTTCTTCAATAGTGATTGCCCCAATTTCTGTTAAGATTCTAATAATTTCAGCTTCCCTCATTTCATCAATCTTATAAGAACGTTTGAAAGTTTTTTTAACATTAAATAAACTCCATAAATCTTTGTTAAGGGTAAACTCCCAATTTTTTTGAATAAATGCAATCCTCTTATAATAACCAGTTTCATGCTTTCCAACATTTTGAGCAGTAGTATCTTTTTGTTGAGTTACATAATGAACTCTGCTTGGGGGAACACCTAACCCAACAAAAATATTTATAGTGAAGTGTTCGATTAACTTTGCAAATTCCATATCTTTATTGAATTTGTTTATTTGTTCTGCTTCAACATTCCCTGTTAGAACAAGAGCCTTATACTTTTCATCTTTCTTTTTTAAATCTCTTAACTCTTTTTTAAGAAGTTTATAATTTCTTCCCCCCGGATTTTCATTAAGCATTTTAAAAAGGAAGTAAGGTATCCCATCGTTTTCAAAATATTTTCCAGCAAATTCCTTAGCAAAAATTAGTGTTCCAATATCTGAAAGTAATGGTTCTAATCTTGAATACCCATAAGGTTGGCCACCTATACTATTTGTTTTCAAATGGATTATATCTTCTGGTTTATATACTCTTTCTTCTCCTTTAACTTTTTGTTGGTATGATGCAATTTGTCCTGTTTTATCAAAATTGATTTTAACTGTAGAAGCTTTTAAAACTTGTAAATCATTTGGGACTTCCATATCTTCCCACTCTTGTTTAAGTAATTTAACAATTTCTCCCTTCTTCATTTTAACTTTAAATTTTTTAGCAAGATAATTTGTTAAATTTTCCATAATACTTTTTATTTTCTTTTTATCAACTTTTAATTTAAGGATATATCCGTTCCCTGTTACAAGGGCGTCCCATCCCGCGTCAGTAAAAATCTGATAATAGTTTGCTTTTATTTCAAATTTCTTAGCTTTATCTAAAGCGCTTTTATTATTTTTATTTGATTTTACATCTTTTCCTTGGGGGGTTAAGGCAGTGAATCTCCAGTAGTCTGCAGCTATATCTTCCATTTGCGCAAGAAAACAAGCATTAGCTTCTGGGCAATGTTTAACAACAGAATATAATGTTTCAATATTGGCACTTATTTCAGAAGAAAATATATCTTTTGATATGCCCCCCCACGTTGCATGTGGAACATACTCAACATCCAACCCTCTAATATGAGCAGTTTTTGTAATTTTTGGCTTATTTTTTTCTTTTTTTTGCATATTTTAACTAAGATAACAGGATTTATATATTTTGTGTTTACTTTACATAAAATTATTTTTTTACATAAAAAAAGCATATGGTTTATTAATCCTAATTCCTTATATATTTTGGAGTATATAATGCCAAAGAAATTAGATGAGATCCATAATTCTATTAAAAGTAAACTTAAAGGTAAAATTAATCCACGAACTAAAAAACCTTATACTGAATCTGAGATTTGGGCCATAGCACAGGCTCAATACAAAAAAACAAAATCCTTTTCTGTTTATGCTACATATTCAAAACACTGGGAAGGAGAGGGCCCAGTAATTAAAAAAGCAGGTAAAACAATAGAAAAAGGAAATCAAAGATTTGTTGAGGTGATTGTTTCAGGTTTAGAAACAGATAGAGAAAATGAGAGAATGTCTCAAGATGCAATAACAGATATGATTACTCAGTTCAAATCAGGAACCATTCCTTTTTTCTTTGATCATGGGATTGATGAATTTGGAAACCAAACATATCCCTGGAAAGGAATTGGTGGTGTATGGGTTGATGCAAAACAAGAGGGAGCCCATTTAAAAGGGGTTGTAAGATTAAATCAAGCTCACCCAGATCACGAACAATTTTGGAATTATTTAAAAGCAGATATGCCTGTGGGGTTTAGCGTCGCAGGAGTATCAGGAGAATTAGAATGAATGATCCATTAGGTTTAGCAAAAGTATGGAAGAAAATTAATATTTGGGAAGTATCAGCTTGCGGTATTCCTATGTATCCTAAAGCTCACAAATCATTTTCACTTGTTAAAGCCCTTCAGGAAACTGAAGATTTAGTTAGTGATGAATTAAATGTTGAGGAAAAACCGATGGAAGATTCTGAAGAAAAAACAGAAGATTCCGAATCTGAAAGCGAAGAGACTTCCGAAGCTACTGAAGAGAAATCTGAAGAAGCTAAAGAAGAAACTCCAGCAGAAGCACCTGCAGAAGAGGCTAAACCTGAAGAGAAACCTGAGGGAGAAGCTGAAAAATCTGCTAAAATTCTTCAAGATGCAATTGTGAAGGGATTCAAAACTGCAATCAAAGAAGCTCAAACTGATAGAGGACTTGTTGCACCTGCAAAAAGTATCCAAGAACAGATGAGTGAAGAATTAAAGAAAAAGAGTATTGGTGAACTTGCTGTTATGAGTGGTTTATTCCAGAAGCCCCCAATAGTGGGAAGCTCTTTGGAGATGAAATAATGGTAGACATTATGAAAGCACTTAATGAAGCAACTAATGCTGAGGGTTTATATGTTGTTCCAACTGAGTTTAGTAGGAGACTTTTAGAATTAGTGCAAGCTAAAGTTGTTGTTATGAACGATTGTGATGTTCGACAAATGAATAGCTTGACACAATATGTTCCAAAAGTCACTGATGGATCTACGGCCTATTGGGTTGGAGAAATGGCGACTATTACTGCAAGCACACCTAAGTTTGGTAGGATAACACTTACTGCAAAGAAGGTTGCTGCATTAACAGAAGTATCTTCTGAGTTATTGGAAGATAATAATGTTGGAGTTGCTGACTTCTTAGTAGAGCAAATGGCTACAGATGTTGCTTTGGCAATAGATTCAGAAATTATAACAGGCTCAGGAACAAACTTCACTGGTTTAAGAGTTACTGCTTCTATGCTTAATGCTGTAGATAGTCAGGGTAACACTGGATTAACCCATGCAGATGGAACAGGTAGTGTATTGACTGGTTCAACAATCAAGGTAGCCGCTATTCAAGCAGCAGTTACTGAGGTTTTGAAAGACAATCATGATCAACCTGATGTATCTTATTGGAATCCAAAAACTCTTGGACAAGTTCAGCAATTGACAGATAGTAGTGGAAGACCTATCCTTAATATGGAAACTTATGGAAGCCCATTATTGAGAGATGGTGTTACTGCAACTCTATTAGGAACTAAAGTTAAGACAACTACACAGTTGCCTTTAACTTTGTCTTATGGAACTGCTGCTGCTCAATCTGCAAGTTGTGCTGATGCTATTGTAGCAAGAAGTAAGATGTTTGGAATTGTTGGTCAAAGGCGTGGTTTCTTGTGGAAACAAGACTACAAGATTGAAGAAGACAAATACAAATATCAAACAACTACAAGACTGGCTTTCGCAATTAAGTATGCAAATGCTTATTGTATGATTCGTGCAATCTCAGATAGTTAAACCTAATTTTTATTTTTTATTTTTTTTAATTTAAATTTTATCGAAGATAAGATGACATTTATAACACCATTAGAACTCTGGAAGAGTTTAGGAAAAAACTCATATACTAAAGTTAGAAATGAAACTGTAGACACAGGAAATGGAGTAAATTCTGCTTTTTCATTAGACCACGAAAATATTATTTCTGGTTCTGATACAATTTATACAGATTCAACTGCTGATTCAACTTATACTATTGATTTAGACGATGGAGAATTAACCTTAACTGCAAGTTCTGATTCTGTTATTACTGCAGATTATTCTTATGCTGATGTTCCCGATTCTCATGTTCAAGAAGTCTTAAAAAGAGCAGACGAATATTTAACTGAATCTGTTGGAAGACCCTTTGCTACAACTTCAGAAACTGAATATATAGATGTAGAAGATGCTGCGCAAGATGAATACTTCCTTTCCTATTATCCAGTTACTACAATTAGTTCTTTGCAAGTAAATACTAAAAGTAGTTTAGGAGATACTCCTGCATGGAGTTCAAGAACACAAGGATTAGGAAATGACTTCATAGCAAATTCAGATGATAGAAAAGTTGGAAGATTTAGATGGATAGATAATTTCCCAACATCAAAAGGAAAAGACAGAATTAAAGTAACGTATATCCATGGATATACTTCAACACCTGAAAGGGTTAAGGAGTTAGCAACCTTATTGGCCCAAAGACAATTAATTCAATCTACTATGTATCAAACTATCTTTAAAGGAAGAGATGATTCTTCACCGATCAATCTGGACGTAGTCGATAAGAGAATAGAAGAATTAACTCTTAAATTGAAAAAGATGGATATAGAAAAACCATAAAATGAAAAAAAATATATTAGTTATTTGGGGAATTATTTTAATTGCTTTAATAGTTTTAGTTATGGCTGCTGATTTCACTCCTCAAGGAAATATCAATTTAAGAGAAAGATATAATATTACTTATGTTACTGATATAAATCCTGAAGGAACACCTTTGACAATTGGAGCAAACATGACTATTCTTGATAAGATAACTTTTAGACTTGGAGAGATTATTGATAATCTTGTTGATGGATGGATAAGAATTACAGGAAATCTGAATGTGACAGGGAATGTAACAGCAGAGCATCTTGAGGGAAATTTGTCTTGGGATTATTTAGATACTTATCCTGTTGCATGTCCTGAAGGAACTTATTTAACCGAGCTTGGGGATTCAGTTATTTGCACATCTATTTCTGCAGCAGATCATGATAATTTAACAGTAGGAAATCTAACTGCAGGGCAATTATTTTATGGGGATACGAGAGGAGATTTTAATGAAACAAATGTTAGTAGACCATTTACAAGTAGAAATGATATTTCAGTTACTGTATGTTCTTCTGGGTGTGATTATCCAACAATTCAAGATGCAGTGGATCAAATCCCTTACATTTTAAGACATGAATATGATATAGAAATAGGTGCAGGAACTTATGAGGAAGATGTTTATATTCCACCAATAATTAATTCACAGACTCATTCAACAGAAGGAAGTTGCTGTGCGGTTGATATAAGTGGAACTGCAACTATTGATGATGTAAAAGTAAAATCATTTCATGTTACCAGTGCCATTGGAACTTGGGTTTTACAAATTCATCACATGAATATTTATGGGACAGAACCTCGTTCAGATGAATCTGTATCTCTTTCAATTTATGGTAGTAATTCAGTTTTAGTTAGGCATTTAAATATGACAAATAGGAGTGTAAATTACCCAATTATGTTTTATTCAAGTAATGGTGGTGCACATACGATTAATTTTGATGAAACTAAAAATGGATTTTATGTAAAAGGAACCTCTGCTGTATATTTAGGGGATTATTATGGTGATGGAAAATTGTATGGTTCTGTTGATGGAGTTATTGTAAAAGCTGGTAAAGGGACATTAACACATATCCAAAATAATCAGGTAATAAGAGGGGGAGAACTTATGAGTGGGGTAGGGGTTGTTAGTGAATATAATAATGTAACAACAAAAAATACTTATTATAAAATGGATATTTTAGATGGAGAGGTAAATATTACAGGAGATTTAATCTCAGATACAATTCATGAAGTTTCAAAAGAATCTTTACTTTTTGATATGAATTTTAATACTGAGAATACAAATGGAAATAATGTTTTAGATGGATCAACTAAGAATAATCATGGAGTAAATAGTGGAGCAACTCTCAATACAACTGGGAGTTTTAATGGGGGGGCATATTATGACTTTGATGGAGATAATGACGAAATAGATTTACAAAATAAAATAATTAATACCTCTAAAGACTATACAATTAGTTTATGGTTATATAAAAACGAAAGAGCAGATGATGTTTATTTTATTCAAGGGCAAGAGGGACAAAATTTTAATTATGTAGATATAGCAATTAAAGGATATACATCTGATGATAAAATATATGTTCTTGTTGGAAATGGATTAGGAGGTTACTTTTTAAATGATAAAGTAGGTATTACTACAATCCAAGAATGGCATCATATTTTGGTAACAAAAAATGGGACTACCTATACTGTTTATGTAGATAGTGTTCGTAAAGGGTCGCTGGAATCAACAGGAACTTTAAATCAAGGAGATAGAAGTAATTTGGGTCAAACTTTAACAGGAGGTGGTGATTTTAATGGTTCTTTAGATGATATAAAAATTTATAATAGGCGATTAAGTCAGGCAGAAATAAGTGCATTATATCTTCAAAGAGTAGAATCTGCAGATTCTTATGTTTCTCAAAAATATATTCAAGTTGATACAAGTGGAAATGTGAATATAACTTCAGGAAACCTAACCCTCACACAAAAAATAACCTTCGCTCTCGGAGAAATAATAGATAACCTGGTCGATGGATGGATCACAATCACAGGGAATTTAAATGTTACAGGAAATGTAACAACAGGAGGAGATTCTTTTATCCAATTAGAAATGAACACAACAGGATTAACTTGCAATGAAGCAAATGCAGGAGCAATTTATTATAATAATGATACAAATAAACATTATGGTTGTAATGTTACAGCTTGGCAGGAGTTATACTAATGACAGATAAAAAAACAATCGGAATAAGTAGTTTGATCGCGATAGGGTTAGTTTTAGCTTCAATGATTGGACCAACATATTTTGATACTCCTAAATTTTATTGTGAGGCTGAAAGCAGTATTATGGAATGTCCTGGAGAATTAAGTGGAGGATTAGGAACCAGATGTTATTTGAATGAAGAAAAAACGAGTTGGGATTATTGCAGTTCTGGTTGGATAGAGATAACCAATGACATGATTATTCAAGAGGAACCAACAAATCAAATACCTTCTGGATTAATAAAATATAGTTGTGATCAAAAGGAATGTATTAGGATTAAATAGCCGAAGGCAAGATTTTATCGAAGATGAAAACATATAATGGAACTGGTGGAAATTGTAATGGTAGTTCTGGAGATTCAAACAGAGTTCTAACTTTATTAAACACAAAAAAAACAATACAAGATGGAATGTTAGTTTATGTTAGTGGATTGGCTTTAGCTCTTAATATTGAATATACTGTTTCTCATAAAGTTACAGGAACAGAAATTACTTTTTTAAATGGTTTATGGGATGATATGACTATTGTGGTTAGTTATGATGAAACTGGAGGAGGAAATTTAACTGATAATAGTTCATTATTTTCAGCAAGTTATGATGCACTTGAAGATTTCTTAAAAAATAATATTTCTGACCCAAAAAACAGACATAAAGTAAATTGGATTCATGCAAGTTTTCCAAATATAAATGCTATGTCTTTTGAGGGCTATCCTTTTATTACATTAAAAGTTAATTTGAATGAAACAAATCCTGCATTTGATAGAACTAAATCTCAAAAGAACTTTAGAGCAATTATTACAATTTATTCAGACCAACCAACAGAAATAGAAACTATTTGTGATAAGATTGGAGAATTATTCAGAGATGAAAATAAACTAACAGATTTTGATGCAAGAGATTTATCTTCTTCTCCTATTAGTTGGACATTAGATCAAAAAGGAAAGAAAGTTTTATTTAGGGAAATAAATTTAGACTTGAGGGTGAGAATATGAAAAAGGAAAAAGATACAAAAGATACAAAAGTTGATGACATCACTGGTGACATTGAAGATGACATTTTTGATGCAGATGAAGTTATTGAAGAAGTAAAAGAAAGAGTAGAAGATAAAACAAGACATGCAACCTTTTATCCAAGAACAAGATGAGATTAAGAATAAATCAAAGAGTATTGAAAGACATAGCAAGGATTAGAGCAAAGCTACAAATAGCAGCGCAAGACATTAAAACAGATACTCAAAATAAAATACAAGAAGTAGGAATGTTAGGATTTAATTTTGCTTATAATTTAGCACCAGAATTTACAGGTGCATTAAAACAAGCAATGAGATTTGAAATGCCAAGTATGAATGAATTTTTGATTATTTCATCTCAACCAGTAGGGGATCCAATTCCAACTCATGTATTATTTGATTTAGGATTATATCCAAATCCAAGAGTAGCAAGTAGTTTAGGCTTTATGAAAAAAACTGCATTATTTTTACAACAAGAATTTGCACAAAGATTAGGTTTAGTAATTCACCGTGATATTGAAAAGATAGGTAAACAGGGAGGTATAAAATAAAATGGCTGATGCATTAACAAAAAATCAAGGTTGGTTTGACCATACTTATATTGAAGTCGTTTCTGAAGGTGGAACTGCTGTTCAAATGAGAACTAAAACCACAAGTTTAAATGTTACTGGTGGAAATTTCGATATGGAAAGTAATGAAACTTTTGGTGGAGCAATAAAAAGATATGGTGCAAGAGAAGACTTTGAAATTGGTTTTGAAGGAATAGTTAGAAGTCATCAAGATTTTGATTGGATATTTCATGGAGCAACACAAACAGATACAAGTATTACAAGTAGTTCTGTATTAGATTATAGAGTTACTTTGCTTTGGACTGATGAAAGTGGTATTACTGCAGCATCTCAAGCAATTGCTACTGCGAGTGAAGCATATAGAGAATACTATGCAGAATGTAATTTAGTTAGTTTAGAAAAATCACAAAATGTTGGCGAAAATATTACTTTACTGCTACTCTTACATTTAAAACAGCATTTGAAGATAATAGTGGAACTATAAACTTCAAGCAAGAAGTTTGTGGAACTGATAGTGCTTTAAGTGCTGCAAGTTCGTATACGTCTACGACCAAATGGTGATTTGATGGAAGAATTTGTTGAGAACATAAAAGATTTGAGAACGACTAATTTTAAAGTCACAAAAATTCCAGTCTGGGCTCTCAAGAAATTCAAAATTCTTTAAGTAAAGACATAGACAACCTACAGAAACAGATTGATAACTTAAAAGAAAAAAATAAATCAACAACATTCGGAGAATGAGCAAACTATCAAACCTTTTAGGAAAGTCCAAGACTTTTAAGATTGGAGATTTAGATTTGGAATTAAAGCCACTTCGATTTGAGCACATGGATTTGCTTGCAAAGTTAGATAATCCAGAAACTCGAATAGAGGGAATGAGAGAAATAATTAAAATTACTCTCAAAGAAGCAGTTCCAGATGCAACAGATGAGGAAATAGAAAAATTAGGAATAACTTATCTTATGCAAATCTCAAATGCAATCGCAAAAGTAAACGGATTAAATGAAACCAAAAAAGATTAAAGATTTAATGTCTCAAGGAAATCTTGATGATAAAATAGTGACAATTATAGATAGGCTCATGTTGTTTAGACATCAACCTTATTCTGAAATATTAAAAATGCCAATACCTCTAATAGAAAAAATTATGAAAAGAATAGATAAACAAATTGAAAGGGAGAATAAAGCATTTAAGAAATAATGGCAACTGAAGATATAATTATTCGTGGAAGAGCAGAAATGGATGAGATAGATAAAGCGTTAGCTATCACTGGGCAATCTCTTAATCAATTCAACAAACAATTAAACAAAAACTTTATGCAGATTAATAAGAATAGGCAGGTAGTAGATAAATTTACAAATAATTTAGTTGATGTTGGACAGGCAGCAAAAAAAGCAGCAATTATGGGAAGACGTTTCAAAATGGAATGGCTTTCTATTATGTTTGCGGGAATGGCGCTTGATAGAGCATTTGGTGGATTAATAAGAACTCAAATGCAATTATTTGGTGTAACAGATATGATGAGTAGTGCTTGGACAATAGTTTTATTGCCTATAATGGAATTACTTACCCCTATTCTCTATAAATTAATTGATGCATTTATGAATTTATCTCCTGGAATGAAGTTAGCAGTAGGTGCTGGAATTTTATTTTTGGCTGTTGCTGGAAAAATTATGTTAGTTGTTGGACAAATATTTTTGGGGATAATGGGATTTAAATTATTATTTCCCGTAGCTTTTAAGGCTATGGCTGGGGGCGCAGGGGCATTTCTCGCAGCATTAGCACCAATAGTTTTAGTAATTGGAGTGATAATTGCTTTGGCGACAGCCATCTATCTTGCTTGGAAAACTAATTTTATGAATATAAGGTCAAACATTAAAGCATTTGCCGAATCAGTAAAGAATGTTTTTAGGGGATTTATACAGATGATTAAAGGTGTATTAAATATAATCAAAGGAATTTTTACAGGAGATTTTGAATTAATTAAGAAAGGAATTGTTCAAACTTTTAAGGGGTTGGCTATGCTTCTTTTGAATATCTTTAGGGTATTAGGAAATGGAATTGTTATAATTTTTAAAGGAGTTGTTAAATTAATTTGGAATGTTTTTAAGGTTGTTGTAGATGCTATTCTTTGGGCAGCAGATAAAGCACATAAATTCTTTGGTGGGAAAGGAATTAAGTTTCGTATGCCAAAATTTCAAACAGGTGGATTAGTAACTCAAACAGGCCCAGCAATATTACATAGAGGTGAAAGAGTAATACCAAAAAACAGAGTAAATAGAGAAGGAATAACCTTTTCTCCAACAGTTGTAATGACTGCCTCAATAAATAATGATATGGATGTAAGAATATTGGCAGAAAATTTAAATAGATATTGGAGCCGTGATTTTGAAAGATTACTAAAAGGGAGGGGAAGTTATTAATGGCAATTAGTTTAAATATGACAATACCTGCAAGTAGTTGGTATCAAAATACAGGGTCTCAAACAATTACAATTCATGGGGCAAATAATTTTATAATGAATACTAAAAAGAGTTTAATAAAAATTCAAGTGCCTCAAAGTGCTGCGACTATTGCTTCTAATCCAACAGACCAAGCTAAAAATTATGTAAAAGATTTAAAAAGAGTGGAAGATACAATGAAAATAAGGGGTTGGTTAATTGATACTACGAATTCTTCTGCATGGGAACAAGCTTGGCAATTAAGAGGAATGTGTGCGTCTGGAGGACCAATAACAGAATTAATCGTAGATAATCTTACTTTTAGTTCAGCAACTCAAACTGCATTTTTAGAAGAAGTAAATTTTGTTGTAAATCCAACAAGGACTCTACAATTAGATATAGCAGATACATCTTCTGCAAGTATGAATACTGCAAGAGTAGAAGTGGATTTAGCATTTTATTTGGGGGATGAGAGATAATGGCAGCTTCTGGTGTAGCAAATAAAAATACTTTTTGGGTTAATAACGCTGGAACATGGGTAGAGTTTAATCACTATGATTATTTTGAAGTAAAGAAAAAACAAAATCAAATTAGTGAATTTGAAGTAAAAGTATTTGATATTTCAACAGCACAAAAAGCTTATTTCAAAGAACAAAGTGAAGTTTTATTTTTTGCAGGAACTACAATGATTCTAAAAGGAAGAATCCAAAACATTGAATATGCCTCTGCGTTTGAAACTATTGCGAGAGGTTATGGGATGGAATCTAAACTTCTTGATAAACAATTTATTAAAGCTGGTGATAATCGTGTTCAATATACAAACGAAAGTGCTCAAACCGTTGCTCAAGAAATAAATGGAGACATTTTAACTACTGCAAGTTCTGGTTTATGGGATACAGATTTTGGGAATGTAAATCTAAGATTTGAACATGCAAATAGACTCAATGCCTTAGGTAAATTAGCTGAAGCTATTGATTATAATTGGTGGGTAAGTCAAACTTCCTCTGATGATTATGATACAGATTATATTCATTTAGATAGCAATCAAGGAGAAACTTCTTCTCAAAAAACTTATAATTTAACAAGTAGTATGATAAAAAGTAAACAAGAAAAAGATATAACTAACTTAGTAAATTATGTTTATGCCCTCGGTTACGGAGATGGGATTAATCAGATTTCAACAAGTTGTTATGCTGCCTCTACTCAAAGCAGTTTTGTTGATACTAATATAAATGCTACCACAACCTCTATTTTAGTTGCTGATGGCTCTGTATTTGATGCTACAGGCTCTGTTAGAATAGCAAAAGAAATAATAACTTATGCAGGGATTAATTCAGATACATTAACAGGTTGCACAAGAGGAGTTGGAACTACTGCAAAAGCTCATAATAGAAATTGTTATATTGAACAACATTATACTACTGATTCTGCTCAAACTGGGTCCTCTATTCAAACCTATGGTTTAATGGACCATACTTTAATTGATAAAACTATAATTGATGAAGAAACCCTTGAAGTCATTGCTTCTGGATATTTGTCTGATAGAAAGACCCCTATTTTAAGAATTACAATTACTCCAGACGAACCTTTAGCTGACGCAAGTCTAAATATTGGAGATAATGTAACTATCACAGATAGTGAAAGCGATATAGATGATTCTTATAGGATTGTTGGACAAACTTATAGAAGTGATTATGGAAATTTAACTTTACAAACAGAAGTAAGCAATAAAAGTTTAGAATTTATTGAACAGATGAATAAATCTAAACAAGATGCAGAAGCTATGGCTAAATATATGCAAGGTGCAACTAATATTTATGCAATTCATGAATCAGAAAATCTTGATGTAAATACTCCTTTAGATATGAGATTTTACATTCCAAATGAAGCAGTGGCAATTAATTCTGTTAAACTAAATTTTAAACAAAAAGGTTGGAGAAGTTATGGAGATTATCAAATTGAGGAACAAGATTTATTAAATCCTTTTACTGTAATTTCTATTGGAGAAGATGAATCTGAAAGTTTAATAAATGTATCTCAATCTGGAACTCCAACTTCTGCAACAGATAGTTCACTAACTGATACTAATTCGTCTTTTGGAACTTCAAGTGAATATGATGGATATTGTGTTAAAATCACTGGTGGAACAGGAATAGACCAATTAAAAGTTATTGAAACTCATAGTGATACAGTTCTTTATTTAACTTCTTCACAATTTTTTGATACAATTCCAGACACTACAAGTAATTATGCAATTGTAATGCCTTACACTTCATCTCAAACAGATTTAGATTTAACAAGTGAAGTAGATGCGATTGGGATAGGCAAATGGGCAAATATAAAATTTGAAAATGCAGGTGGGATAGAAACATATGATAATTATGAAGATTTAACAGTAAATACAAATAAGTGGACTACTGCATCAAGCCATCAAGATGCTTGTGATAGTAGTGGAGTAGATGAAACTGCAGATTATATTCGGGCTTGGGCTCATAAACCAGCAACTGGGGGTGCTGAAGCATATAGACATAATTGTTCAGTGGCCACAAAAAATCTTCCAAACTTAGAAGATATGGAACAAATTCAATTTAGGATGGTTACTGTAGATGCCCCAGGAGGGTCCTATCCACCAGATGGATATGAACTAACAATTTTTGGAAATGTTGTATGGAATAGTGTAGTAGGAGTTGATGATGATATTGTTTTTAAAGCAATTAAAAAAAGTGATGGAGATTGGGATATATATCAAGATGATGTATTTGATCAAACTATAACCCCAACAGATAATATCATAAAAGTAAAAACACAAAAAGATGATGTAGACACAAAATCTGTTTTAGAACAGCAATTTGAAATTAGAATTTATGAAGTAGGGCTTGGAGGTAGAGCAAGAATGAGAATTGAAGCAGATGCCTACGTCCAGACGTTCCTTGAAAGTAAGTAACAATAAATAAATAGAATATTCATAGAATCAAAATGATAAAAAAATATATTAAAAAACATTGGGATAGTGGATTTGATTTTTTCCTCGCCGTAGGGCAAGGAATAATCTTCACATTTAGCATGATAGGAATAGGAATCAAAACCTATGAAGGAATTAAAAAAATAAGAGAAAGAAAAGCAAAAGAAAAAAGAGGTGTCATAATATTAAAATGAATAACGGACTTGATATCACGGAAGAACAATTCATGAAAATGAATTCAAAAGAAAGAGATTTAATTACTTTTAGAAATCTAACTCACATTAGAAAAAAACTTAAAGACTATTCATTTCATAGAAAGATACAATATACGTGGCTATTTGTATTAACTATAGCTTTAGGATTTAGAAAGTTTTTACCTTTATGATGGCATATAAATTAAGTATAGGTGTGTTGAAATCTGTGAAGAACACAGCAATCGTAATGGGAATTCCTGCATTAGTTCTTTTGTTGGACAATTGGACTCAATGGATTCCAGAAGAATATCATAAGATTGCTTTGCCGATTATTGGATTGATAGCATACTTTATCAAGAATTACATTCAAAATAAATAATCAGGAGGTTAAAATGGATGTTGAAAAACTTTTAGCAGAGGTAAGTCGCTCTGACTGGGGTGGGCACCCTGTTAGCTCTTTAAGGCCTCATTTAGTTGAGCTTTATAGTTTAATTAAATGGTTCTTTGAGAAGACTACAAATGAATATTTAGGACAGAATGAATCAAGTGTTTTGAAAAGTATCAAAACAGATAATGTTCCAAAAGTGTTTAGAGAAGTCTTACTTAAAGCTGAACAAGCTGGCAAAAACAGGCCAAATGTAATTAAAGCATTAGAATAATTTTATGTAAAAAAATAAGATTATTTATATAGTTTGAAGTGTATATTAAATTGTGTAGTGAGGTGTCTGGTTCTCCTGCACTTTAAATACGTAAAATCAAAAGACAATGGTAATGGGTAAACATCGCGGAGATAGAGAATACGAAAAGTTTGTTGAAACACAAGGTGGCTTGACAGCGATTCGAGTTTCTTCTGTAAATTCGTTAGTGCCTAAAGATTTTGATTCTATGGTTTTAACTTATTCAGGTTCAAATGTTACTACAATTAAATATTATGTTGGGGGCGTAACAGGAACGTTAGTAGCCACATTAACACTAACATATTCTGATTCAAACGTTACTTCAATAGTTAGAACTTAAATTAAATTATAGGAGGTTAAAATGGAAGAAAACATTGGTTTACAGGGCACATTTAGAGTATCTGTATTAGGAAAAGATAATGAAGTGAAAGCTGATTTTGGTGTTCCTAACACAGTTATGAATGCTGGAAAAGCAGTAGTTTCTGGATTAATGCTAAGTGATGTCGGTGAAGATGCATTTGATTATATAGCAATTGGAACAGATGCAACAGCACCAAACGCAACTCAGACAGCTTTAATTGCTGAGGTTTATCGTTCTGCAGGAACAGGATCGCAAGAAACTACAACTGTTACAGATGATACTGCAAGATTGACTACAAGCATAGCGATTACTTCAAGTGTAAGTATTCAAGAAGCAGCTGTTTTTAACAGTTCAAGTGCAGGAGATATGTTAGCAAGATCTACTTTTAGTGCAGTCTCTGTCAATAATGGAGACACCATCAACATAGGTTATGATAATGTTGTGAGTTGATTCCATGTTCTCAAATGAGAATTTACTGGGAAAGCTTAAAAAAATGGGGATTAAAAATAGGAATACCTGTGGGTATTTCTGGTTTTGCTCTTCTATTTTACTATCTTATTTTTATTGAAGCAATAATAGTTAGTGGATACTCTGGAGACATGGTTTGTTCAGGAACACCTGAAGATCCTTGTTTTGCTTATATTAATTTTACTGTAAAAGAGGATATATTTCTTTATCCTGTTGGTTATGATCCTTGGGGAAGGGATACTCCTTTTTCTACAGATAAAGGATTGAAGTCCTGGAAGATGTATCGAAGTTGGGGTAAGGGCTGGAGAGAAATAAAACTTGATAAAACCTGCACAGGAACTTGGTGTGGGGCTCCAAACAATCTTGGAGTAAAATATTCTTTTGTTTTTAGAGAAGGGAGAGATTACCAAATTAAAATTGAAGCCTTAAAAAATAATCCTAATGAGGATATTAAGTGGGGATTTGGACCTGTAGACCCAACTTGGTATGGAAAAGATTGGGTTTCAGAAGCTCTTTTAACAAATGTGACAGCAGAAACAGGAGTTTCTAATTTTACTCACTTAAATATTTCAACAACAGCACCTTATGATGATTTACTTTTTTATCTTAGTTTTGATGGTGATGCAGAAGATACAAAACTAACTACTCATTATGATTTTGGAAGTCTTAAACTTGATGGAACTGGTGTAGATGATGCCGTGGTTAATTCTTCTACTTGCTTACCTAATTTTGGAGATTGTTTACAATTAGATGGAACAGGAGATTATGTTTCTTTAGGGGATACAAATGTATTTGATGTTGATTTTACAGAAACTAATATTTCAATTAGTACATGGATTTATACAAGAGAGGAAGATGATTATTTACCTATATTTATTTCAAATGATAATGATGGGGTTTATTTGGGATATTGGTTAGCAACTTGGGAAGCAACAAATAGTGTTTGGTTAAGTGTTGGTGATGGGACAGGAACTGGTTCAGCAGATAGGAGAGGAATTCTTAGTGATACTGCTATAAGTCCAGACCAGTGGTATCATGTTGTAGGAATTATTAGAAATGTTACTGATATGGATATTTATATTAATGGTAATTTAGATGGAGAAACTGAAACTGGAACTGCAACTACTATTGATTATAGTGTGGTGAGATATCCTGTTATTGGAAGAACAAGACATTCTACTTTAGATGATGAATGGAATGGTATGATTGATGAATTTATGATTTTTAATAAAAGTTTATCAGCAACAGAAGTTTCTGATATTTATAATAATCAATCAGCAAGATTTGTTGGAACTGGTAAACAAGAATTAAACAACCAATCTTATTTAGATTTGACAGGAGATTATGTAAATGTTACAACAACATTTGATAATAATTTTAGAAGTAATGTTAGCTTGTTTTTACAATATTATAGTGGTGGAAGTTGGACTTCAACATCTGCTCAAAATATAACTTCTGGAGTAAATGCAAGTTTTGATATTGGTTCTGATTTTACAAACTTAACTTTAAACTATTCTTTAATAGCTGGAAATGTATCAAATCCTTTTTACACTCCAATTATTTTTGGAGATATAAATATTTGGAATCATACAATAGGGGTTGGGGAAGCAGATATAGATTACTCAGTGGCTGTTCCTTTAGATTTAATTAGATTTGGAAATTGTTCTCCTGATTTTGAAAATGCAGATTCTCGTCCTATTGGACAAGATGTAATAGTTGGAGCAATAAATGCTACAAATACCGGTGGAGCCACAGGAGATTTCACGATAAATTTAACAGGGGCTTTAAATCCTGGTTGGACAATTTGGGCATCTAATGATAGTTTAGTGCATAATATTACTCTAACTACAACTGCACAAACAATTTGGTCTGATGTTACTGCAGGAACTACTAAAAAAATATGGTTAGCAGGGAATTGTTCATTTATTTCAGCAAATCCTGGACAAAGTATTTCCATGTGGGTGGCATAAATGGCAATACCCTTATACGTAGAAATTGTAAAGGCGTTAAGTGATACCCTCTCACTTTCTGACACCGTTTCTATTTCTACAGTTGTAAACATATCAGAAACAGACACTCTCAGTTTATCCGATTCAGTGTCGATAGATTCAATCTTAGAAGAAGGCATCTCAGTTTCAGAAACCCTAAATATTTCGGATTCTGTCTTAACTTCGGCAAATTATTTGGAGGAAATTTTGGAAACAGATACCATTTCTTTAACTGATAGTGTTTCAATAGATTCAACAGCGTTTTATCCAATCTCTCAAACAGACACTCTCTCAATCACAGATTCTGTTTCAAAGAGAGTTATAGCTACAATTTCTGTGACTGAAACTTTAAGTTTTACTGATAGTGTATCATTAGATGCTATTTTAATTGAAGAAAAAACAATCGCAGAAACACTTTCAATCACAGATTCAGTTTCAATAAATGCTATAATTGGAAAGAGTATTACTGAAACATTAACTATCACAGACACTGTTACAACATATAAACCAGTCACTTATGGAATTAGTGAATCAGATACTATAAATTTAAGTGACAGTGTTGGTGCCAGTGTTCCTATATTAGAAGACAAATATATTACAGAAACTTTAACAATAACTGACACAATTACATTAGCAGTCGCCGAAGGCAAAGGAACAATATTAAAATTTAATCCATTTACAGGCACTTTACAATATTTAAAAGACTTAACACTAATCGATTCAGATGTTTTGCCAATTTTAAATAATGTTTACTTTCTTGGAAACAAAGATTTGAGGTTTAAAGGATTTTTTTCAAACGCACAAATTGGAGATTCAACAAACTATCTTGATATTTCAGACACAGGGGCATTAACTTTAAAAGGCACAGCAAGAATTTGGAAAGAAATACAATTTTATTCAACTTCTTTTGCTCCAGGACAGTCAGGAGCTACAGAAACTTTATTAGGAAATTATGATGGTTGGGCATATTCAATTAATGATGAGATGGTAGCAAGTCTTGAAATCCCAGATGATTGGGATAGTTCTACTGATTTAAAAGTCAGGATTTACTGGTATATTGATGAAGCATATTCAGCGAATAATGGAGAAGTCAGATGGCAGATTGAGTGGAGTGCAACCCCTACAGATGAAACAGAAGCTGTTGATGCACCTACTCATACAGGAACAATAGATTTTGGAGATGTAAACATACCAGCAAATGCAAAATATTTGACAAGAACATCACAAGGAACAATATCTTCTGCTTCATTAAGTGAAGGAGATTTGCTGGGCCTAAAATTAAAGAGAATTGCATTAAATGATGGAAATGACCCAACTGCAGAACCAGTTGTAATTAACTTAGAAATTGAGTTTCTTGCAAATAAATTAGGTGAACAATAAAACTTAAATACCTTAAAGTATTCAAGAATATATGATAATATTAATTAATATTTCTAAATTAAATTCTGCACACCTAACTAAGTGTAAAGAGCCAAAGGAGGAAAAAAATGCAACCTAATTATAATAAAGCAAACTGGATTCAATGGGTAACTGCGGTTTTAGTGATTTTAGCATTAGTTTTTGCTTACACAGCGAATACAAATGTTAAAGATATTGAAGTAACTCCAAAAATTTCTTGTCCTGAGATAGATGTTTCTGATATGACTATAACTTGCCCAGAGATAACAATTCCAGAAATGAAAGACTTGGACAATCAAAAGATTAAAGAGCTTCATCAAAAAGTTTATGAAAAAGAGATAGTATCGATAGAAAAGGACGCACTTGAAGCAGTTGAAGAAGAAGTCAATGATGAAGACATTAAAGATTTCTTAATTGAAATGGGATATGATATTGATGAGATTAGAGATTTTGAAATTGATGAGGATGAAACTAATATAGAGATTGTCAATCTTGGTTTAGATGACGAAGATGACAGAGAAGCAATTGTTTCTTTAGAAATCAAAGTCAAATATACTGAAGAAGTTGGCTACGCCGCAAGGCAAAAAATCATTTTGATTGGAACAGGAAGATTCTACATTGATGAAGATCCAAAAGCTGAGTTAATTTATTCCATTCCGGCCTAAACCGAAAAGTTTTTATATTTCTTTTTTTTTATATTTCTGTGAGCTTCTGTTCATGCATTTGCTCACACTTATAGCAATGTGGTGCAGCCTGGTAAACACGCTGGCCCCATAAGCCAGAGATCATTGGTTCAAATCCAATCATTGCTATTTTATACAAAACTTTAAATACTTTGTTTTTCTAAAAATTTAATGCATGAACAAAATAATTTTAAATGTGATATGGAATGGGCGTTTGCTGACCCCTTAGCTCTAATGATGATTGATGAAGTGTCTAAGGTTTTTGGTAATTCAGAGATTTCTATTGCGCAGAGGGATGAAAGCATGTAGCTTTTATATTTTTTTAAAGAATGAATAACTATAATCCTAATCAAAGAACTAATAAAAAAAGTGTGAATTTATGTGTAAAGAAAAGAGAAAAACCAAATCGATTAAGAAATTCCCCAACTTTTTGTTTTAGAGCCACTCAACTTTCTCCAAGCGCAATACAATATTTAATTAATTTAAAAAGATTTAAGAAGCAAGGAAGATTTATCAATGATGCAATTAATGCTTATTATTTTTACATAACAAATCCTAAATTTTATTTTAGACAATTAATTGAATTAAATTTTGGATTGATTAGGCATATCCTTAGGAAAGTTGGAAGAAAAAAATGTTTGAAATAAAGAAAGGAATTTGTGAGATTTGTAGAGAAGAAAAATTATTAAATAAAAAAGGTTTATGTATTTATTGTTCAAGAGGGTATTCAAAAGGTTTAGGAACTGAGATAAAATCAAGAACCGGAAAAGTAGATGAAAATTGCTGGATGAGAGGAAAATAATTTAGGAAATTTTAGGAAAAAAGCAATTTATATACTCTATTATACAAATCTTTAAATACTATTATTACTACTATTTTTTATGAAAAGAATAATTAAACACAAATGCAAAGAATGTGGATATGAATGGAAAGGATATAAAGAAAAACCAAAAGAATGTCCAGAATGTAAATCAAGAAAATGGAAAAAAGGAGGTAAAAATGGATAATTTACAAGGAACTGTTGAGTTAATAAGCAAAAAGAATAATGCTGTTCAGATTAATGGTGTTTGGTATACTTTAGGTCCTTTAGTAAAGATGACTTACGTTAAGAAAGGAGCTTGTGAATATAGGGCTGAAAAGAATCCTGATCCACAAGGAAATCCTTTGGTTGTTTTTGTTAAATCACTTGTAACTGCTCAAGGAACTATTCAAAACCCTGCTGGAAAACCGCCTGCAGTAGCTGAAAGTGAGATGAACAGAATGTCTGCTTTAAAGTTTGCTGGAAATGTTTATATGGGAACTGGCCAGGAAGATGATGCTAAAAGACTTGCTGAAGAAGCTCATGAATATTTGCAGAAAGGTTTGTGGATAACTACAGAAAAAGCTGGTATTGGAAAACCTGTTCAAGCACCAACTTCTGTGCCTGTAGAAAGTGTCACAACACAACCACAACAACAGTATGATGATGCTTATTGAGAATGAGAAAATTCTTGTTTAAAAAAGCAAATTACTTGCTGAAAGTAACAAAGATACTTTCCGAAACAGATTATTCAATTTCTTTTCAAGTAGGAAAGTATCATGTAACCTTAAAGTATCAAAATCATAAACTAATTGCTTTATGTGAGTGCAAAGCTGGTTCATTAAATCAACCATGCTCTCATATATTGGCAGCAATAACAAAATTAACAAAATTAACAAAATTAACAAAATTAACAAAATTAACAAAATAAGGCAGAGTCGGTAGGAGGACAAGCACTTATCGTGGAGGGGAGCATGCTAAGGCTCTTGCAGGTTCGAATCCTGCCTCTGTCATCTGCTTTGAGTTAGGAGCGTGAAGCAGCACTAATACCTAAACTCTCAAACGCTGACACCCCGGAAAGACGGGGATTTATAATAAAATGGAAGATAAACAAATTAGAGAAGAATTAGAGAAATGGCAAGAAGAGATTCAAAACAAAGAATTTGATGAATTAGTCAGAGCTATCAAATCTAAATTAAGGGATTTATAATAAAATGAAAACAATAAATGGAAATTTAATACTGAAAAAGGATACAACTTTTAATGAAGATTTAAAAGTAGAAGGAAATATTATAGGAAATTTTAATTTAATAGTAAAGGGGAATATTAATGCAGGGAATATTAAAGTATGGAATATTAATGCATGGAATATTAA